CTCAAACAGTCGCTCGGCGACCTGTTGGACGGCTGGCAGATTACCGAAGTCTTGGACGAGAGAACCCGACCGCACCACGCGGCTCGGCACGGCACGGTCTACCGCAAAGGCGGCGATCCGCCGTTCGAGGATGCGCCGGAACTGCCCGATGAGCCGAACTGCCGCGGCACATTGATCCCGGTGCTCAAGACGCCCCAGCAAATCGCACAAAATCCCGCTGTGGCCCAAGTGTTCAAGAACGCGACCGGCAGCCGTATCCCGGACCCGGCGGCCTACAGCCAGTGGTTTCGCGGCACGGACGAGCGGCGCAAGCGACTGGCCGTCGGCAGCCGCCGATTCGACATCGTTCGCAAGCAGAAGCAACCGGGCCAGCAGCCGGAGTGGGAAGACTTCATCGGCGAGGACGGCCGGCTGATTCCCGCCGTCGACCTGAAAACCCAAACGGCCACGGCCGCAGCGGAGAGAACAGCCAAGGTGCGAGCGATGCTTCTGCAGCGCGAGGCCGATTTCGTCGCGATCACACAGGCCCCATTCATCCCGACCGTCACGGCGCCGCCCGCGAGCCTATTGCCGGCCGCGTTAACAATCTTGCAAAAGTCTCAGGGCACTGCCCTATCGGCACTCAGTACACGCCGGCAGCAGCAGTTTCTCAAACTAGCAAGCCGCATCGTGGCGGGTCAGGTTCGCGATACGGCGACGCAATTGGAATTGGCCAAGGGCATCGTTCGTAACAAGCCCGACGCCGAACTATGGGAACTTCTCGATCAGGCCGTTGCCATGATTTTGGCGGCGAGTCGCAAATAGGTAGTTGACACGGATGCCGGAAGTCGCTAACAATCAAAGTAACAGGCCAGCAGAACTATTCACCAAAGCGGTGGATTTGCTCCGCGAGTTGTTCGACCAGCATACAGCGGCGGGCACTTACGGAAAAGCTGGCGTCGAAATCACATTCGAGGCAGGTAAGGCACTGTACGTCCGTCGCACGTTGGACGCGACCCACAAATAGCACCGGGTACTAGGAATCACCTTAGCCCGCGATTGTCCCTTCGGGGATGGTCGCGGGCTTTTTTCGTTTATGGCCTCCAAGACATCCACGCCATCGCGACTGACCGAAATCGTGGACAACCGCGGCGTGGACCTGCGGGTGGATGCGGAAGCTGGGGTCGTCTTCGGGGTCAAGGTGCTTGGTTTCAAATCATCGAACGGCCGGCGCTATACGGAATCGGCGGTCCAGCGCGCCATCGGCATGTACGAGGGCGCCAAGGTCAACATCGACCATCCCGAAGGCGCGAACGACCGGCCGCGCAGTTACGGCGATCGGTTCGGCCGATTGGCCAACATTCGCCAGGCCGAGGACGGCCTATACGGCGATCTCAAATACAACCCCAAGCACCGCCTTGCCGAGCAGTTCGCTTGGGATGCGATGAACGCTTCCGACAACCTGGGGCTGTCGCACAACGTCATGGCGCGCACGTCCAAAAGCGGCGGCCAGGTCGTAGTCGAGGAAATCGTCAAGGTCAACTCCGTGGACCTCGTGGCGGACCCCGCCACGACCCGCGGTCTTTTTGAGCACGAGGAACAGAGCATGGAACTCACACTGGAATCTGTTCGCGCCGACGCCGGCATTGTGAAGCAACTCCGCGAGGAGTGGTTGACGGAAATGCGGGCATCGGACGAGCACAAGGCGACCCAGGAGCAAATCAAAACCCTGACTGAACAACTCGCCGAGTCGAAAAAGAAGCTCGACGAATTCGAGGTCAAGGAAAAGCTCGCCGCCAAAAAGGCGACGTTCGACAAGCTCATTTCCGAAGCCAAGTTGCCGGACGACGCCGTGACCGAAATCTTCCGCGAGCAAGTGTACGCCGCGGCGGACGAGGCGGCGGCCAAGCGGATCATCGAAGACCGGGCCGCGATTGCGAAGCTCGCCGGCGGCGGCAAGGTGCAATCGCGTTCTCAGCACGTCACGGAATCGGTCGACGCTTCCGGCCTTTCGAGCCACGAGGACGTGCTGCGGTTCGTGCGCGGCTAATCAGCGAAACGGAACAGTTCTTTTTAGAGGATAAACACAATGGGAACTCGACCCCTTTCCGAACAGCCGCCGTCGTTGGGCCGGCTGGCAGATTTTCACTACATCGAAGACGATTTCACGGATGACATCGACACCGCGCGATGGGTGGCGACGACCGGCTCTGGCGACGGCGGTTCGGCCACGGTCGGCGATGCCGTCGGCGGCGTGCTGGCGATCAAAACGAACAACTTCGACAACTACGAAGAATACGTCGAATCGCCGAACGAAACGTTCAAGTTCGCCGAAGGCAAGCCGCTGCGGTTTCGCTGCCGTTGCAAGTTCGCCGAGGCCAACACCGATGACGCGAACATCATCGTCGGCATCAAGGATGCCGTCGGCGCGGACACGCTCGTCGACAACGGAGCCGGTCCGCCCGCGTCTTACAGCGGCGCCGTGTTTTTCAAGCAGGACGGGCAAACGCTGTGGTCCGTCGAAGTGTCGATCGGATCGACGCAAGAGACGGTCCAGCTTACCGCAGCCAACTCGTTGACGGGCCGCGCCCACACGGCTGGCAGCAGCGATTATCACTGGCTCAGCATCGAGTTTTGCCCGATTTCGGCGACCAAGGCCGACATCGTGTTCGCGATCGACGATGAGGACGTTTACAAGTTCACCGGCGACTACATCACGAACGCGACGGAAATGCAAATCTGTCTCGGCGCGAAGGCCGGCGGCGCGAACAGCGAAACGCTCAACGTCGACTACGTGTCGTGCATTCAGAAGCGCTAACCATTAAGCGGCTCGTCCGCATAGGAACAATCGGAGAGAAGCCATGTTGAATCCGTCCCGCAACCTTGCCCGCAATTTCAAGCGGCTGTACGAATGCAAAGGTTCGGCATTCGCTAATACCGAACTCAAGGAGTTCATCGCCAAGGGCGAAATCAAGCCGGAGGAATTCTCCATCCGCGCATTGGCGGAAGAATTCGTGCCGGACGGCCGCGAATGGGTGTCGATGCTCGATCCGCGGCACGTCGGCGGATACGTCGAGGCCGCGAGTTTCGCCGTCGACACGGCGGCGTTCTCGAATATCACGGGGCAGATCGTCTATTCGACGATCCTGCAAGCCTACGACCAAGTGCCGAACATCATTTCGGGCATGATTCCGACGATGCCGACGCGGTTCTCTGGCGAGAAGATCGCCGGCATGGGGCAGATCGGCGACGCGGCGGAAATCGTCGGCGAAGGCGAAGACTATCCGACCTACGGCGTGTCGGAAGATTGGATCGAGACGCCGCAGACCTACAAGCGCGGCTTCATCGTGCCGGTCACGCGCGAGGCGATTTTCTTTGATCGCACGAACCTCATCATTCAGCGGGCCAGCGACGTTGGCTCGTGGATGCGGACCAACCGGGAAAAGCGGGCCATTGATTGCGTCATCGACTCGGCGCTCGGCGTGGTCAACAAGGTGGCCGGCGATCACCGCTACAACTGGCAGGGCACTTCGTATGCCAGCTTCCAATCGTCGACGCCGTGGATCAACATCAAGACGAGCAACGGCCTCGTGGATTGGACCGACATCGACGCGGCCGAACAGCTTTGGGCCAACATGACCGACCCGTTCACTGGCGAGCCGATCAACGTCGGCGGGCGCACGCTGCTCTGCTGCCCGGAACTGCAAATGACGGCGCGGTCGATCCTGACGGCAACGGCGTGGCAGGTCGGCGATACGACGGGCACGGCCCCGGTGCGGATCGGTCCGAATCTGGTCGAAGGCTATTCGCTGGTCGCCAGCCCGCAACTCAAGGCTCGTCTGAGTTACGACAGCCAGGCCACGACCCATTGGTATCTCGCCGACATGGCCCGCGCGTTCATGTACAGCGAGAACTGGCCGTTGACCGTCGTTCAAGCGCCGCCGAACAGCGACGACGACTTCAAGCGTGACATCGTGGCGCAGTACAAGGCGAGCGAACGCGGCTCGTTCTTTACGAAAGACCCGCGGTACATCATCAAGAACACGGTGGCCTAGTCGTGAGTAAGACCGTGCAACCAACGTCGAAGGCGGCCGACGTATCCGCTGCCAGTGAAGCACAGACGGGGCAGGCCACGGCCTCCCCGTCGCGATTCAAGGTCACGCTGAAAGCGAATACGCCGCTGCTGCATAAGACGCTGGTCGTCGCGGCGGATACGCACGAGGCGGCCCGCAAGGCGTTTTGCGCCGCCAACGGCATCAGCGGCAGCAAGTGCGAGTGGCTCGTCGAGCCGACGAACGAACCCGTCACGGAACTGAAAAAGTGATATGGTCAGTGTTGCGAGACGTGCGGGCAATTCGGCGTACTGGTCGCGGGAACGCAATCTAGGCGAACGCGAGCGGGACGAACTCGCTACACTCTTTGGCGAACCGTGGTCCGTGCTGGCCGATGCGACCGCCTTCATCGACAGGTTCGTTGACTTGATCGCCCAGCAGGTCGACCGGCATCTTTGGGCTTCAACAACGATCGAATATCTGACGACCGAAGCCAGGACGATCGACGCCGATATCGAGGGCGATGGAACGACTGTAAATGCTCGCCACATGCTGTACTGGCTCGATTGCGTACTGAAGCGCAACAAAGCCGCGATCGGCTACACGAACCGCCTGAGCGAAGCCGGTTGGGGCGAAGCCGCGCCCGACAACCTCGCCGACGCCGACCCGTTCGACTTGGTGACAACGCTGGAAGGGCTAGGGCATAGCGTCGCTTTGGTTGACTACGACGCCGACGAAGCTGGAGCCAACAATCTTAGCGCGTCTTCAACCGATGGGTGCGTTCGCATTGCGAGGGCCGACGACAACACGGTCAAGGCGATCGACAACACGACGGCCAAAACGAATCCGAATGATAATCTTTTCGGCAGCGGACAGACGGCCTATCAGTTCAAGTTTTGGAAGACACTCGACGATTTGGTCGAATCGAGCGGCGGCAATCTGAGATTCGTCAATGCGGCCGTTGAGTCGTTTCTGTTGGTCCGATATTCAGCGGCCGATCATATCGTCCAGAGCGAAAACTATCTGGGCTGCCAACCGGCGTTGTCTCAGGTGCAAAATACGCAGATCACGATTCGCGGCTATCCCGGCGAATGGCCCGAAATCTGGTGCGGAAATTCGACGGATAACGACGCTACGCCGACGGAATGTCCTAATTCGGCATTGTCGCCGCGCAACACCGTCAAGGCGGCATTCCTAACGAGTTTCGCATCGACGAAGTACCGCAACAACGTCCATTGGCGGAATCTCATCT